CTTCGTCCAGCCCAGGTCTTTCCGGGCGAGGGTGTCGATGCTCACAGCATCCATCCTCCGGCCCCTTGGTGCTGCCGTTGGGCAGGCTTCCTAGCCAGGGGCGCAGTCATTCGATTGACGGCGAACTCTCCGAACGAGTCCGCGCCATGGCTCGCGCTGTCGTGCAGCGGGCCGGTGTAGGCGTTGAGCGACCGGTTCCAGCGCTTCCGATAGGCGCGCATGCGATCGAGGCCGGCGCCGCAACGCTCCGCATCAAACCAGGTGATGGGGATCAATTGGCGACTGGCGTTGATCCGGTCTTCCGGGTCCGCGGCGACGCCGACGTTGATCCGGCTGAGCCCAAGGCCGTTCAGGGTTTCCAGCCGGCTTTTCCCGGCAGCCCCGAGCTCTCGCACCGTGACGTCGTGCGGCAGGTAGTGCGTGCCGAAGACGTAGGGCTTGGAAGCTATGGCCTGGGCGACAATGGACTGCAGGCCTTCGCCGGAAGTCTCGAAGTAGTCGATCGCGCGAACCTCGCGCCCGACCTGCTGGAAGAACCAGATCGCGGTGTAATCGTCGATCCCCAAGTCCCAGGAGGTATCGACCTTCAGCCCCGGGTCGTAGGGGACGCGGCAGATCCGCTTTTCGTCCTCGGCCGCTTTCAGCAACGAGCCATAGTAGGAGCCAGGCGTCGCGGCGTCGAAGTCGACGAGGTACTCCTGGCGATACATCGCTTCGCCATCTTCGGCGCCGTTCTCCGCGATCAGCTCCCGGCGTTCGCGCTCAAGCTGCTCAGCAGTGAAGACGCCGGTCTCGGTCGCCTTCGACCGCTGGGTGAACCAGCCTTCGTCGCGCTCCCGACTTTCAAAGGCGATGGTGGCGTGGTTTCGACCGCGCGGGGTCCAGATGAAGATCGCCCAGCCGCCGTTCTCAGCCAGGATCGGCCGGAGGAAGGACCACGCCGAAGGGCGGGCCAGCGACCACTCAGAGAACACGACCCCCACAGGAGGCGCCCCGACCAAGCTGTCGTAGTTGTCCGAGCCCACGACCTGCCATGTCGATCCGTTCGTGAACTCAATGAACATGTCGGTATTGCGCGTCGAAGCCCGGCTCTCCTTGGGGAAAGCCTCGTCGATCCGCTTGCGCCCGGTGTGCGGGTTGACCGCGTCCCAGATGGCTTTGCGGGCCTGTGACGCCTCAGGCAGCATGTGCCAGTAGCCGCCAGGCCGGGTCTTAGCCGCCTGAAAGGCCCAGTTGAGCGCCACGTCATCCTTGCCCCAGCGCCGATGCGCCGCGACGTCCGCGCGAAGGCCGCCGGCCATGAGGTATGTCCAGAGCGGCAACTGATACGGCCTGGGCCTCCAGCGGCCGTCCTCTCGTTCCTTCGCCTGTTGTCGCGCCCTGATCTCCGCTCGCACCTCGGCCAGCGTCGGAACCCGCTCCAGGTTCATTCAGCCGCAGACCCCATCGCCGCCGCGGCGCCCGCCGTCGACAGAAGCGTCTCAAGTTGCGCGAGCTGATCCTCGGAAAGGCCGCTCAGGTCCACCTTGATAGGGCCATCATCCGGACCGGTCAGCGCAACCTTGTCGCCATACTTCTTCGGCGACCGCTTGCCAGCCGACCACTTCAACCCGTCGATCGCAGCCCGAGCCGCAGCAGGCTCAATCTCGCCCCGCGCCGCCATGCGCGAGATGTGCTCGACGTCGTCCGCAGTCGCTTCCGCAGAGGCTTCGCGCGCACGCGCGTACTTGCGCCGGAACAACTCGTTCGCCGGGTCATTGAGCCACCGGAAGACGGATCGCCGTGAAGGCTTGTCTTCCTCTTCGCAGATCTGGGTGAGGCTCTCGCCGTCGGCGATGCGCTCGCAGATCTCGTCGACCACCTTGTCGGAGTAGTTTGACGGCCGGCCGGTCTTCTTGGCCTTCTGGGCTTCGCTCATCAGCGCTGACCCTTCAGGATGTAGTCGCGGATCCTGTCGGCGTCGTAGGTGGTGGCGTAGGCGCCCTTGGCTCCGGCGTTGATCGCGTGGACGACGCAGCGCTCCCGGAACTTGACGCCGCCGCGGACGTGGGCCAGGGCTTCGCCCGTCCACCGAATGAAGGTGCGCACCGCTTCAGCCAGGATCAGCAGCCAGACCACGGCCTTTTCAGCCGGCGTCAGCGTGATTTCGTGGGCGCGGCGATAGCGGTAGCGCTCCGTGAGCGACAGCCGAGCCTTAAAGGCTTCGTTCGCTTCCTGCTTCAGTTTCGCGTTCTCTTCGCGCAGGCGGTTGAGTTCGGCCTCCTGGTCGGACGCCATGGTGTCACCTCTTCGCCAGACCCTTGCGGGCCTCCTGGCGGCTGGGGTTGTGGGGGTGCGATCCGTCATTGGTACGGTCTCGCGTCGGATCATTTCGGTATTAAGTGCGATTTCTAGGTTGCGTCGGGCTCGTCGTTCGGTATTATGTACCCATCAACACGGAGCAACCGACATGACCACCCGCACCGCCTGGACCGCCGCCGCTCAAACCCGCGAAGGCAAGATCGTCACCGTTCGGGTCTGGGCCGCTGGCCGCACCCGCGCTGGGTTGCTGGCGATGTGGGCGGTCGAGCGGAAATTTGGGTCCTTCCGGCGCGGGGTTTCCCTCACCCAAGCGGCCTAGCCGCTACCCATCGCGGACAACCCGCCCAAGGCCCGAGCCGGAGACGGTGGCGGGCCGAAAGCGTCAGAAAATGGAGCTGCCGACATGACTGACCAAACCATCCGCACCGCCGCCGCCAAGGCCAAGGCCGACCAACTGGCCCGCATGGCCGAGGCCCGCGACGCCCTGTCCGCCTTCTGGGCCGGCTCGGCTTCCGCTTCGATCGCTCACCACGTCGCCCGCGGCGCGGTCAAAACCGTGAGGGCGCGCTGATGACCTACTTCGTCACCGCCCTGGAAAACACCCGCGCCCGCCTGATCGTGTCCGAGACCCGGACCTCTGATCGGGCTGTCGCTGACATGGTAGCCGCGCACTATGAGGCCCAAGGCTTCATTGTCATGCGTCGCCAGGAGGGTTGAGCCGTGAACGTCACCGAACTTCGCCAAGCTATCGGCAGGGCCTGTCAGGTCCGCGATGCAGCCATCGCCAAAGCCGCAAGGGAGGCGCCGGACTACGCGGCATATGACGCGGCGGCGGGCGAGGCGATGCGCCAATATCGGCGAATTGTGTCGCGCACTTATCGGAGGCTTGCGCCTTGACCCCAGCTGACTTGAAAAACACCCGCACCGACCTTGGCGCCGCCTGGGGCTTTGGCCGCCCGCTTCACCGAAGCGAGCTGGGCCGGGCCTGCGGCCTTGGGCCTGTCGATCCAGGCCAGATGATCCGGCGATACGAGGACGGCCGTGCCGCAGTGCCGAAGACCTTGGAAATCCTGATCACGCTGTATCTGCGCGGGATCATGCCGCCGGACGGCTTGGAAAGCCTGAAGGGCTGATGTTGGTCCCCGGGGTTCTTCCCCCGGGGGTGGCCCTCCAGCGAGGGCCGGGGCGCGTCACCGAGGCGGAGAGCCATGGTCACAGCCTGGGGATAGGCGCCCTACCCCGCCGCGGCGCCCGGATGTCTCCCGGGTGCGAAGCTATCTGGCGGGGGATGGACGCGGGGGCCTCGACCGAGGCGCGACTTCCGCATCTGCGGATCTGATGCCTCGATCTGGTCCGGTCCGCAACGGGCTGTCCGCGCACGCGCGCGAGGTCGGGTTGCAATCCTGTCTGACCCCGCTGTATTTTGGGGTCTGACCCTAAATCGACACCATATCCTGATGACCGGCGCGGAACTGCGGAAGGCGAGGATGGAGCTCCGGCACGTCTGGGGCTGGGACCGCGCGCCCAATGCGTCAGAACTTGGCCGGGCGATGGGGACGACGGCCAAGGACGCTGGGGAACTGGTGCGGGATTGCGAGGCCCGGCGCGATGAGCCGGTGCCCTGGTACGTCGAGAGCTTGGTCAACACGATGCTCCGTGGCGTCCTGCCTACGGGCGGAACCCCGAGGCGGCTCTACGATCTGACGGTGCGACGGGACCGCCGGCGTAAGCGGCCCCGCCTCGCGGCCTAGACCAGTTCCATGGGCTTGATAAGCTGGGCCAACTTCGAGAGGCCCCGCGCCGTGACGCGGACCTGCTCCGTGACCTTCTCCGACCCGTCGGCACGCAGAACCGTCGTGATCTTGTGCTCCAACAGGCCAGCCGTGGTCTTGGACTGGTAGCCGAGGAAGGATTGTCCCCCAGCCCTTCGGTAGATCCAGCCGTTGCGCTGGAGGTAGTCAAACAGATCCTTGGGCCGCATCTGCAAGCCCTTCGCCGCCTCCGTGACGCTTAACGACCCGTCCGCGGTCGCGATGCGGTCCAGGGCCTCCGCTTTCGGCTCAAGGGCCGCGATCTGCGCCCTCTGCCGGTCGATGGCGTCCTGGGCCACCTTGAGCGCCCGGAGCATCAGTTCCTCCGGCGTCTCGTCGGGCTTGGCGACCATGTAGCCGCCGGTGCGGCGGATCGCCGGAAGGACTTCCGCCGTGATCCACTTCTTGAACCGCTTCGCCGAGGGCTTCCGGCTGGTCATGATCAAGCTGTAGAGGCCGGACTCGTTGATCCCGCCCACTTGTTGTGGCCCACCAAGGGTGTCCACTAGTAGCGGCGCCCTTTCATCGTCATCCAGTCGCGAAATCGCATCGCGCGGCTTGGAGATTTCCAGGACGGCGCAAACGTCGGCGGCAACAAACCACGGCTCATCGCCCATCGTGACCACGCGGACGTTGGCGCCCTCGAAGTCGAACGGGATCGTTTCCACGGTGTCTTCCGTGGTGGGCTTCAGCGTCAGCATCAGAACGCCTCCACGGGGCCGTGGAGGAAGACGCCGGCCATCGAAGCCATGATCTCGGCGTTCGGGTAGCCGCGCGAGCCGGGCCGCTGGCCGAAGCGCAGGATCGGCGCGTTGGGGCCTTCAAGGTCGATACCCTTGATCCGCTCCCAGTCCACGTCGACCCGGTAGGCGTTCAGCGCCACCTCGCGGCCGTTCGGGTGCATCGACGCGATCAGGTCGATGTAGTCGCGCGCCGTCCGGTGCGGGATGATCCGCTCGTCTTTCAGGACGGTGACACCGGCCGCAACCGGCAGGGCCAACATAGCGCCGATGACACCCCGGCGGCTGGCCTTTGAGGTCATGGCTCGTTGGGCGTCAGCTTCGGCGTTCAGGTCGGTGAGGGCCTGTGCGGCCCGCGCGCTTGTGCTATTCCCGGCGACAGCCTGGGTCATCTGATCCTCCTGTGATCAGTTCCTGGGTTAGGGCCTTGGCGAGGGGGGCAACCCTTGCCTTGGCCCGACTTTTATGCGACACGATAATTCAGATGTCAATTCCCGTGTCACAGAAAAAGAGAGGCCGCCCGGCGACAGGCCAGAACCCCACGATCACCGTGAGGTTTTCGGCTGATGAGATCGCCCGCATTCAGGCCTGGGCGGACGGGCATGGAATGACACGATCACAAGCCATCCGCGCCCTCGCCGCCCTCGGGCTGGAACGGCAGGCCTAGCCCGCCACCCCGAGCTTCCGTGCAGTTGCCAGCCTTCCGGCGACCTTGAATGCGCCGGGATGTTTTGGCTCCTCCTTCGCCAGCCAGTGGCCCTCCGCGATGTTCTCGGCGACCTGGACTAGGCCACCACGGAGGGCGCGGAGCGTCGCGTTGAAGCCCCATTTTCGCTCGGTCCGGAGCTGAGGAACCGTCTTCCCCTCCCCGCACACTTCGTCCAGGGCCAGCCGCTGGCGAGGTGTGAGACCTTTCCGGCCGATCCGAAGCCACTCTGCGGCCTCGCAGGCGGCCACCTGGGGGCCTCGCGGGCCAAATCCGCCCCCACCTACCTGGGACGGGTCGACAGCCTTCAGCGGGTCAGATTTCGCGTATTCCTCCGCATAGGCTTGGCCGATCTGCAGCAGGGCCTCGCCGCCGGTGCCGGTCCGGGCGTGGCCCAAGTAGCCTCGGGCGAAGGCGTGCTCGATCCCCACTAGGAGCCGGATGCTGGCCCCGCGCTCGAACCGTAGAGCTGGGAGCCCACGGTTCGGGCCGGCGCGGTTGATGATCCGGCCGCCGTGTTCGTTCAGAGCGAAGGAGGCCCGCTCCACCTCGCGGACCTCGACCTCCTGGCCGCGGAGCTTGGCGCGGATCAGCGTGTCCCGGCCCTCGCCCATCAGGGCGTCGCGCTCGGCCTCCAGCCGCCTCGCTTTTGCGATCTCGGCTTCTGCCACAGCGATCAGCGCCCGCAGAGCCTTGGCGCGGCGCTTCGCCTTCAGGCTTCCGCCGGCTTCAAGTTCGTCGATCTGCGCCCGCAGGTCCGTGATCACCTCGGCCTGGCCTTGGATGAAGGACACGATGTCGGGGTCGCGGAGCGTGTTGTCGATCAAGCTCATGGCGTCAGGGTCTCCTTCGGGCGGCGAGTTGGGGCGGTGGCGAGGTAGAGTTGGCCGAGGCCGAACCAGCGGGCGCACGGCGCTTCGTGGCCCTGGCGGTAGCCTTCAGGGCAGTGGCCGGCCTCGGCCGCGTGCCTGGCGTTGCGATGGACGCAGGTCCCGCAGTTGCGGGGCTGGGCGGCAGGCGGCGGGGCGAAGAGGTCCGGCTGGCTCATGCCGCCCCCAACCACGCCGCGTCCCGATCCTTCCAGGCCAGCAGTTCGACCTTCGCGTGCCCGATTGCCTTCCGATGCTCGCCAGCCAGCGTTTCGACGTACTCCGGCGACATGATCGCGAACTGGACGCGGAATCGGGTCACTTGGCGCACCATGAGCACGCCCTCGCGGACGTCGCGTCGCAGCGACGGGCAATGCCGCAGGCTTTCCGCCGCGCACTCACGGTGCAGCAGCGGCTCGACCTGAAGGACGGCCGGCCCATCGGCGCCATGCGGTTGAACCCGGGCGTGGGACAGCGAGACCTTCGTGCGAGCCGTGAGCGATCTGCCGCAGAGATCACACAGCCCGTCGGCGATGACCTGGCGCTGACGGTCGGAGTGAGGCTTGCCGAACAGCGGCTTGCCCTCCCCTTGAGCCACGGATTGCCGGATGGCGGGCCGCTTTGCGTGCGGGCATTCGGCCACCCAGAACCGCTCCTCGGCTGACCAGGAGGCGGTGAACGGGACTGCGGTCGATCCGTATCGGAGGGTCATGCGGCCTCCGCTCCGAGTTCGATCCGCGCACCGTGCGCGGCGAGAATTTGCTCGATCTCTGCCTGGACTACCCGGCGGACGGTCTTGCTGTCGGTCACCAGCGCTCCGTCTCGCCAGGCGCATCGGCGCAGGTAGGCGTCAGCCCAGGCCGCGCCCTTCGCCGCCGCAGCGTCGGCAAAGAGGTCGGGCGGGCCTGTCCAGGCCTCGCCGCAGACCGTTGGCCCCTTGGGCGGCGCGGTGTTGAGGAACAGCCGGTCCCTGGCCCAGCGGTCGATCCGCTTGGCCCGTCCGCCGGCGGCGACATGGGCGGCGACCCGCTTCGCCCCGGCCAGCAGGACAGCGACCCCGTGCCCCTCAGCGACAGCGGCGTCGATCTCGTCGCGGGCCTGGAGCGCTGGGCAGGTCTCCCGCCCGCTCTCCGGGTAGGCCGACCAGATCGCATCGAACTCGTCGTCGCTCACGCCCCCCACTGGGGGGTTGGGGGGATATACTGTCTTGTCTGTCTGTGTGCGGATGTCCCCGCCATTTTCGGCCATGTCCCCAGGGACATCGTCACTTTCGCGGGGGACATTTGCCGTTTGAGAGGGGACGGCGTCACTTTTCGGGAGGTGTCCCCTCGCCCTTTCGCGTGCGGCCCGCTTTTTCTCAGCGTCTCGCTTTCGCCGGTCACTCGCCCGATCCCAGGCTTCAAGCACCTTCTCGCACACCGTCGGATGGTACCAGCGACCGTCCGAACACAGCACCCAGGGGGCCATGATCTCGTCTTTGAAGGCCAGGAAGGCGTCGACGTCCATGCCGAACCCAGCCGCCTCGGCGAGCTCGTCATCGTCGTCCGGCATCGAGCCGGCGGGGACCTGCTTGTAGGCCTCGCCCCACAGCATGATGTTCCTGGCCCGAGCCGTATCGGAAGCTCGGCGCCACCACTTCGACTTCCTCAGCCGGTCGAACTCTAGCGGGAACCAGTCATTGCCCGACATGGACACGCCCTCGCCCACCAGTGGCGCAGGCCTGGCGACGCTCGTTCCATCGCTCATCAATCATCTCCGTGAGGCTTGCGGCCGCCGTGGAACAGGTTCCTGGGCTGGTCGCTGAATTTGGTAAGGTCGGCGTCGAAGGCGAGCCGGACGGTGCCGATGGGCCCGTGCCGTTGCTTGCCGATGATGACCTCGGCGACGCCTTCCGCTGCGTCCATCTCGACCAGCCACTCGGCGTGTTCGGGCGTGCCTTCCTTGGGCTCTGTCCGAGCGAGGTAGTACTCCTCGCGGTAGATGAACATGACCATGTCGGCGTCCTGCTCAATCGAGCCGGACTCCCGCAGGTCTGACAGCTGGGGCCGCTTGTCCTCGCGCTGCTCGACCTGCCGCGATAGCTGCGACAGCGCGACCACGGGGACGTTGAGTTCCTTTGCCAGAGCCTTGAGGCCAACCGTGATCTCGCTGACCTCCTGCACCCGCTGGCCGCCGGTGTAGCGCTTGTCGCCGGTCATGAGCTGGAGGTAGTCGATGAAGATCGCGTCGAGCCCGTGTAGGCGCTTCAGGCGCCGGGCGCGGGCCGCCAGCTTCCCGAGGCTGATGCCGCCGGTGGCGTCGATGTAGAGCGGAGCCTTGTCGATCTCGAGCGAGGCGTCGCGGATTCTACCGAACTCAGTGGCGTCGATCTTGCCCTTGCGGATCTTGTCCCCGGATACGCCGGAGACCTCGGAGACCAAGCGCAGGGCCAACTGCTCCGCGGACATCTCCAGGGAGAAGAACGCCACCACGCCGCCAGCCGTCGTCTTCCGTGTGCCGTCGGGCCTGACCTCGAAGGCGTACTTGCGCGCGATGTCGAAGGCGATGTTACAGGCCATCGAGGTTTTGCCCATGGATGGGCGAGCGGCAAGGATCACCAGGTCAGAGCCGTGCAGCCCGCCGATCTTGTCGTCGAGGTCAATCAGCCCCGTCGAGATACCCGACAAGCCGCCGTCCCGCTGGAAGGCCTCGGCCGCTTGCGCCATGGCGCCGGCCAGCGCGGTTGCGAAGTCCACAAACCCCGTCGCGGTCTTGCCAGTCTCGGCGAGGCTATAGAGCGCGCCCTCGATGCTCTCGACGTGCTCACGGGCAGACCTGCCGTCCTCGGGGTCCACGACGGCCGCCGCGGCCTCCTGGGCGATGTTCAGGACCGCGCGCCGCATGGCGAGGTCCATGATCTGCCGGGCATAGTCGGGCGCGTTCACCGCGGGCGGGGCGCGGTCCACCAGATCGGCGAGATAGACGACGCCACCGAACGCGGTGAAAGCCTCGTCCTTGGCGAACCGGTCAGACAGCAGGATGGGGTCGGCCAAGTGGCCCTTGCCGATCTGCAGCGACAACTCGGCGAACATCCGCTGGTGAAGCGGCTCGTAGAAGTGCTCGGCGCGCAAACCGTCCGGCAGGGCCTCGAAGGCGGCGTTGTCGTACAGCACGACGCCAAGGAGCGCCTGTTCAGCCTCCAGGTTGGCGGGCACATGGTCGACCTTGACCTCGTCGGCTTTCCGCAGGTCCAGGGCTGGCGTGAAGCTCATGCCCCCCTCCCGGCCGGCCAGAACGTCGCCGGGGCGCACCAGGGACACCAAGCCGCAGAGCCCTCAGCGCAGGTCGCAGCTAGCCCGCAGGCACAGGCCCGCTCTCCGTCCGTCAGGTGCCGTCGTGTGGCAGGGCGCGGGTGTGGGAAGGCGTAGGCGCTCGCCGGGCGCTGGACGGGCTCCTGGGGCTTCCTGGCGGGCGGGAGGCTGTCGAAGAGGCTCATGCCGCGCCCCCGAACAACGGAAGCGCCTCGACGCCTTCTTGCTTGCGCGCCGTCTCCTGCGCCGTCAGCCGCCCCTCGCCTTGGGCCCAGGCGATCCGGCGGCGGATGTCGGCCACATACTCGGCCTCGCGCTCGATCAGGATGGCGTCGAAGCCCTCGGCGATGCAGGCGACGCCCGTGGAGCCTGACCCCGCGAACGGGTCCAGCACGGTCCCGCCGGGCGGCGTCACCAGCCGGACAAGCCAGCGCATCAGGTCGGTCGGCTTAACGGTCGGATGCTTGGAGCCGAGGCGGTCGGTGGCGTCGGCCTTGGCGGTGTAGAAGAAGCGGGCGGCGGAGCCCTCACCGCCGTAGCCATGGACATGATCGGGTTGCGGCCCGAAGCCCGTTTTCATCACGTCGCCATTAGCTCCTGTGCGCGCGCCAGCTACCCCGTCCTTGCTTGTTGGGAACGCCCCCACCACCTCATCAGACCCGTCATGCACGACGTTTGCGGGCCAGCGGCCCAGGCTATCCGCCGATCCGTCACGGACGCCGGTCAGACCAGTAGCGCCAACATCCGAGCCCCTGAATTGCCCGACAGGCGCGGGCGTCTTCGCACCCTCAACCCGGCACCCGTCGATGTTCAGGGCGCCGGTTCCGTGGGCCTGGACATTCGCCGCGACCGTTCCGTCCAGCGGTTTGCGGGCGAAGACGATGGGCTCGCAGGCGGGCTTGAGAGCGGTTCCCCATCCGGTCCATTGAGCAGCTTCGGGGGTCGCGGGCGCGGTCAGGTTTGCCCCCATCCCCACGGTCTCAGCGAAGGTGGAAGAGCCCGACAGACCCGCCGTTCTCTGCGCCGGCTTTCCGCTAACATGGCGGGCGCTCTTGCCGATCACCTCCCGCGCCGCGCCTGCCGCTTTGTCGATCCCCTTGCTCACGTCGTGGGATTTCGGGAAACCCGACCCGTACAGCCAGGACAGCATGTCGCGGATTTCGAACCCGGCGTCCTCCACGGCGCAGGCGAGCCGGTGATAGGTCCGCGTCCCGCTGAACGCGACCACGTGGCCGCCCGGCTTCAAGACGCGCATGACCTCGGCCCAGAACTCCACAGCGAAGGCGACCTCGCCGGTGTCCCAGGTCTGAGACATGAAACCGGACGCCGCCCGCTGGTAAACATCACCCCTCGCGGGCGCCGAGCCGGGCTTTCCGAACCGCTTCTGGATAGACACCAGGGCGTAAGGTGGATCGGTCACGACAGAGTCGATGCTGTTGTCGGGCAAACTGCGCAGGACGTCGCGGTTGTCGCCGTGGTGGATGGTGACGCTCATTCCTTCCCTCCAAACAGCGGCCCAGCCCGCAGGCGTTCAGCCCTGATGCGGGAGGCCTTGGCCCAGGCGCGGAGTTCTTCGACCAGGGCGGGGTTCTTGGTTCTGCGCTTGGCCTCGCGCTCGTAGAGGGCTGCGTTCTCGACCTCGCGGGCGATCATGTCGTGGCGGGTCAAGACTGGGCCTCCGCCTTGGCGCAGGCGATCTTGGCCGCCTCGATGCGCAGACGCAGGGCCAGGCGCTCGGCAAGGATGGAGATGACCCTGAGGCAGGCTTTCGCCCCGCCGGCCTCGTAGAGCGCGTCGAAGGCGCTGGTCAGCCGGGCCTGCTCCAGTTGTTCGGCGACCTCGGGCGAGATCGGGACCACGCGCTCACTCACCATTGGCGGTCTCCTTCATGGATGCAAAGGCCCGCTCTGCTGCGACCCTGGCCCGCGACGTGGTGGCCGGCTTTCCAGATCCTTCGTGCGCCCTGGCGGCGAGCCAGCCCTTGGCCGTGGGCCAACCGACAACCGCGGCGTAAGCAGCCAGGGCAGATCGGAGGGCGACCTCTTCAGGGCAGGCCCGTTCTTCACGCAGGGCGCTGATGCGCTCGGCCGCTTCCTCGTCGGCGATCAGGATGGCCTCGGGGTTTCGGCGAAAGCCGCTGTCCCGGCGATGGATGACGATGGGGCGCTTGCTCATGCCGTGCGGCTCCAGCGCCGGCGCCGGACGTGGCCGTCCATGAACTCCTCGCAGGAGACCTCCCCCGACCGCAGAAGGTTGTTCAGGCAGTCACCGACCGGCATCTCCTTGGCGCCCAGAATGGTCGCCAGCGAGTTGGTGGTCAGAGACCGAGAGCCCAGCGCCTCCATGATCCGATCGGGCAGCGGGCGCTCTCCGATGGGCGGCAGACTGGCCATGGGCCGTCCGTCGTCTTTGCGGAAGACGATGGGCTTCAGGGCGTGGCCGGTGTTGTGGGGAGGGGCCTGGCGGGGCTCAGGAAGGCGCTCAACGGGCGCGGGAGGGCGTGGGGCAACCGGAAGGGCCTCAGCCTCTACCGGAGCCGTCTTGGCCGACTTCTTGGCCATCTCGGGCGCCACGTAGACCTTGCGCAGGGCCAGCATCGCGGCGCGCTCGGCAGCTTGCCAGTCCTCGCTCGCTCGCTTCCGGCTCTTGTAGGCGTCCGTCGTCGAAAGCTCGACGATGGCGGTCAGGGCCGCGAACGGGGCTCCAGAGATCGACGACAGCGCGAACAGGGCCGGCGCAATGGCGCGGCGCTCCTTGCCCTTGTTGACCAAAGCGCGGATCGGGTTGACCCCGAAGGCCGCAGCGCTGGCCACGATGGCGACAGCGAAGTGGTCAGAGGTAATGCCAAACGGCGCTCCGGCGACCGAGACGCGATGCTTGGCCGATGGCGTGATCATGTTCATGTGAGGGCCTGCGCGGGTTGCGGCTCCAGCGCCTCGACGCGGATGTCGACGCCTGGGGTCTCGCTGTAGATTTTGGTTTGGAAGCCCCGGCAGATCTGGGCGTCGTCGCGCCACACGATCTTGTTGAGCGCGTCGTAGATGGCCTTGGTCAGGTTATCCTTGTCGGGCTTGGTGACGTGGGGAACCTCGCCGGCGGCCATAGCCGCCTTGAGCCTCTTCGAGGCGCTGGCCGGAATGGGCATCCGAAAGCGCAGGGAGACCGACAGACCGCCCTTGAGCGGCGCACGGCCCACCATGGCCGCCATCGCCGCTTTGCCGATGCTGTCCTGATATTTGCGCATCGGGGTCGGCGTGTAGGTCTGGACGAAGCGCTTATCGCCAGAGCCTGCGATCCTGTGGCCGGCGCGGGACCAGCCTTTCGGCATCCCCGCCAAGTTCAGGACCAGGACGTTGTCGGTCTCCCAGCCCATCGTCAGACCGTCTCCGGCGCGCGGCGCACGGTGCGGCCGTTGTTCTCGGTCTCGAAGGCTTCCGCCTCGTCCTCGGTCGGCTTGGCCCAGCCGCTGCGCTCCAGGCGCCGGACTTCCTCGTCCATCGCCTCCAACTCGTCGGCTTCGTCACCGGCTTCCGGGGCGAGTTCGCCTTCGGCCGGCTTGGCGGCGCGGTCGGCCAGGATCGACCCGGCCTTGTCCAGGCGCATGGCGTTGAAGGCTTGGCCGCCGTGCCAGCCTTCCATCCACTTCGGCTGCATGATGCCGCTGATGTGCTTGGGCGGAACCGGATCATCGGCCCGTCGGCCGGCGCGATAGCCGTCCTGGAACGCCAGCTCCTGCTCATCGACGGTGTCGGTGGCGTGCTGCAGGAGGTCGAGTTGCTCGCCTGACTTCAGGCCGGCGATGCGGTGCAACCGGTCCACCTGGGCCATGTGCGCGGAGTACTCGCCGGGGGTCATGTTGAGCTTGTCGATCACCTCGGCCTGGAAGGCCTGGCGGGTGATGCCCAAGTCCGCGGTCATGCGCTTGAAGGCGGAGTTGACCGCCTTACGCAGGCCGGAGGCCTCCGCAAGTATGGCGTCCAGCTTGCGCTGCGCCGCCGTGATCGTCAGTTGGTGGTGGACGCCGAGGGCTTCGGCCTCTTCATCGTTCAGCGGCGGGGCGTTGTGACCCACTCCCGGCGCCTTCTTGGATCGGGCCATGCCCGCCTCCTGTGTTCGCGCCCCTCTGAACCCCGGAGCGCATGGGGATTCAGTCAGCGTCGAGATTTCTCAGCGCCCAGATCTCCAAACGACCGGCTTTCAGGGCCAACGGCTCCGCGATCGTCCTCAGCAACCAGGCGAAGCCCACCACGCTCCACAGCGCGACGGACCCATATCCAGCTATGCTGTCTTTCATGATTGCTTTCCTGGCCCGACACGGCTTCGCCGCCGTCGCGCGAGGGGCCGGGTTGATGACGGCGGAAACTGATGCGCCGGGCTTCCGAACCTTCAGCGGACGTGATACCCGCGCCGTCTGGCGCACACCCGAGGGCCGCTGTTAACGCTCGTTGCGCAGGATCGGCTTTACGGGCCGCGCCCGGCTGTCGGCCCTCGGAGTATCCCTCGGGCGCCGTCTGGAAATTCCGGGGGGCGCCGGCATGGCTGACGACGCCCCCCTCGCCCTGCGACCCAGAGGCCAGCCGGGCGGCGCGCACAAGGCGTGGGGAGCACCCGCGCGCGCGTTCTGTGATGGTGATGCTCCCCAGGCGCATCGGTCAGGCAGCGCCCTGGGTCTCGACTTCGATCTCGATGACGTCGAGGTCGCTTTGCGTGATGTCCTTGCCGAGGCGCTTCGCGGCCTCAAGGATCGACGAATGACGCCACCCCGGGATCTTCCGTTTCTTCTGCCAGCTCATGACGGTCGAGGGCGGGACGCCGACGGCGTTCGCCATCGGGCGGACGCCTCCAAACTTCTTGAACACGCTGGACAAGGGCTACCTCAAAGGGGCGGTGCGATTTGCGCACCATAATCGCACATTCAGGCGTGCGTCAATCGCACTCGCACAATGGCGCACTTTTGCCTGCCTAAGCGTGCGATTTACGATTGACGCCGGTTCGATATTCGCACATCGTCATCTCACCTTAACGGCGAGAGACATCCGATGTTCACCCCGACCCAAGCCCTCGAGACCCTCGCCCAGCCGGGCGCTGACCGTGGCGCGGTGTGCGGGCTGATTGAGGCCGAACTGATCGCCCTGACGATGTGCTCACCGAAGGCCGCCGCGATGGCCGCCGGGCACTTCACGCTGTTTCCGAACGAGCCGGACCACGGCCTTTCCACGTCGGCCTTTGACGGTGACGCGGGCTGGAACTGCATCCACGCGAGCCGGGCCCTGAGGGTCTGGAAGGCGGCTGCGGCCCAGCAGGTGGCGGCGTGATGCGCCCCCGTCTCACCATCACCGGCGGCCTGTTCCGCTGCTACGCGCTGCGGTTTGACGGCGTGATCCTGTTCGAGCGCGACACCGCCGAAGCGATCAAGGGCCTGAAGGCCCGCGCTGAGGTCGCGCTGATGATGCTGGCGGACACGCTGGCGAAGCCCTCTCAGCAAGAAGGAGCCCGGTGATGGGCGGTGCTCGCCTCGCGCGCATCGGGCTGGACGCTCTCTGGTTTGTTGCCCTCGTGACGATGGCCGGGGCTCTGATCGGGGTGCGCTTCTAATGGGCCGCCGATCCTACAAGCTGTCCGCGCCGACCGCCGATCAGGTCCGATTGGTCCTGCGATACGAGCCCGAGACGGGAAGGCTCTTCTGGCTTGTTCGCCCGCTGGAGTTTTTTAACTCCAAGAACTCGCACAGCATCTGGAACTCTCGGTTCGCAGGCAAGGAAGCGTTCACGCGCCTTGATCGGTGGGGCCATCGCGTCGGCAGCCTGTTTGACGTCAACCATTTTGCTCATCGCGTGATCTGGCTCATGCAGACCGGCGCGTGGCCTGAACAGCAGATCGACCACATCAACGGCATCGCCAGCGACAACAGGCTCATCAACCTGCGAGCCGTCACGCCGAGTGAAAACCAGCGCAACAAGAGAATGCACCCGCGGAACAGCTCGGGCGTGAACGGTGTCGTGTGGCATCGACGCGAACGAAAGTGGATCGCTCAGCTCAACGTCGACGGCGTCTACAAGTGCTTAGGGCGCTTCGACACCATCGAAGAAGCTGCCGCCGCGCGCTTGGCTGCCAATGCTGAGCACGGTTTCAGCGCCCGCCACGGCCTGCCCGGCATGGGTAACACCTCCACCATCCTGACCGCGAAGGGGCTGTGAATGTCCGACGCTAAGCACACGCCGGGGCCTTGGGAATACGTTCCCGGCAACGAGCACCACGGGCCGTATGTGACCCATGAGTTCGGCGGAACGGTCGCCGATCTCTACGTCATGTCGCAGCCGACAATCGTGAAGCCCGCCCCCCCTCGTCCGGTGCCGTTCATGCACGAACAGGCGGAGCACAACGCCCGCCTGATCGCCGCCGCTCCTGAGCTTCTGGAAGCGCTGAAGAGGCTCCTCAACTACGAGGGCCACATGGCGTGGTGCGCCCACGGGAACGACATGTCTAGGCCGTGCGTCTGCGGCCTTGTCGAGGCCCACGAGGTGGCTCGCGCCGCCATCGCCAAAGCTACCGGGGAGCCCGCGTGATGGACCCCGAAACCACCACCATGCACGAGCGCCTTGGCTTCGGCCACGCGCTGATCTTCTGCGCCGTGATCGTCCTCGGGTTCTGCGCCTTCCTTGCCGCCTGGGTGGCGGTTGGGTTCCTGGCGTCGTGGCTTTGGCTTGCGGCGTCCGAGGCATTCCAGGCGGCTCTGTCGGGGCTGGGGGTGGCGCTGTGAGCCCCCTCCCCGCCAACGATGACGGCTGCTCCGTCTCACTCGCCGACCTGCTCACCCAGGCCGACGACCTGCAGCGCCAGATCGACGCCGTAGAGGCCGCCCGCGCGGTGGCCATCGCGTCCAGGCTTCGCGACCGGTTCGCCGTCGCCGATGGCCCGATGTTCGGCGCCGCGACCCTCCGCCTGGCCGTCGAGACCGGCCGGGCCTGCGCTTTCCCTACCGATGACGAGGAGGCCTGACCCTTGGGGTATATGGTTCACCACGCGCTGATCGTGACCGGCATTGCGCGCGACAGCTATTCGAGCCCCGAATGGGTGCTCGTCGACGAGGCTCATGCCGCTGCGGTGGAAATCGCGGGCAGGCATGGCGCTTGCGAAGTCACCTCTCTGACGCCCTTCGCCACCAACGGCTATCGCTCATTCATGGTGGCGCCAGACGGCTCGAAGGCGGGCTGGACTGAAAGCGGCCGGGGCGATGCGACACGAGCCGAACTCATTGCATGGCTCCGCAAGAACCGCGGCTGGCTGAGTTGGGCCGAGGTCCGGTTTGGCGACGAGGGCTGCGACAACGGCCTTGAGGCGCACGACGCCGATGGGGTCGTTCAGTGATCCGCCCTGCCCCCTTCACCGCCCTCAAGTGGCGCCGAGATTGGCACCGGTCCTGGCGGCGCAGCCGCACGGCTCGGGCCCTGCGTCGCTACGCCAAGGACTTTGCCCTGATCATGGTGGCCGGCGTCCTCATGCTGGCCTTCGCCCACTTCGGGAGCCTGTCATGAGCCTGGACCGCTTCGCCTGGTTCATCGGCGGCATCGCCCTGGGCGCCTTCGGTGGCGGCTTCGTAGCCTTCACCTACGCCTGGCTGCGCGCGGTGGGGCGGATATGAGCGCGCAACTCCCCGATGGGCTCTACCTGCACCTCGCCGAGGATGACTATTTCGGCCAAGCCGGCGCGCTGGGCTCCACTGACCTCGTGAAGCTCTATCA